GTACAGCTTTTGCTTCATCGATTTCTAGTTCTGCGGATTTGATAAACTTTCTTGCTTGAGCTTTAGTGTATCCCAGCTTAAGATGTAACTCATCAAAGTTTTGCTGATCATCGATATCTCTTCCTTCAGCATGTACACTTTTCAAGTACTTGATAGCATCATCTTTGTTGACTGGCAATCTTGCCCTTTCAGGCTTTCTATTCAACCGATTAGCCAAAGCTTCGAGTTCAATCTTACTAAAGTCTTTCCATACTTCCTTTGGTATAAATTGGCATTGAATGTATTTAGCACGCTTTGAATTAAGAACAGCTTGACGACGTTGGTTACCATTCAACAACAAGTGTTGTTCTTTACCAAAGTAATCTCGTAAGATGTCAACTGGATCAAAGTTAGTCGTATCACCATTATTATCGTCAATGATTTCTTTCAGCTCTCGCACGTGCTTTGGATTTAGCTCGTCAAACCTGACTTGAAATCTTTCCATAGAAACAAGATCTTCCTTTTTAACTGGAACAACTCCAAACTCTTTGTGTTTAATCTGTTCCTCAAATTCGTCAAGAGAAGGTTTGATATAAGCTTTTAGATCACCGCCTCCTCCATTTGATTTGTTGTAATAATCAGGATTGTTTTTCGCATCTACTTCTAATAGCATAGTTCTCTCCAAAGCTATCATGTCTTGCGCAGTACCATACGCAATAATTTCACGTTTCATATGACCCTGAGCCATTGCTTCCAAAAACTCAGGATCTTTAGATGACGTGTCGTAACCATCATTGGCATCACCTTTATGATAACCAATGTACTTCTTTTCGTCTTTGTTGTTTTGCCAAAGATAGACAAACGCTTCTTTATGCATAGCCTCTATCTCTCAAACCAACCTTTTTTGCTCCGCGGTTGAACGCAGAAAATGGCGAGCGCTTTGGCTCAGGACGTTTATTTGATGGACGGCAGACAGTAATCTTACCACCACTAGCTAAAAATTCTAGAATTTCTTTAGACATTACGCACAATCTCCTTCAATGCGTGGTTTCCACTCTTCCCATATGGCATCAAGATCTGCCATATTCTTGGCATTACGTAATTTCATACGAGCGTATGATTTACTTGTGTGATCTGCAAGTATATCGTACAGACCATAGTAATCCATTTGGTACTCGAACTGCTCAACAGTATAGATGCCCTGGTCATTCCAGTGTGCACGATCTTCTGCCAGAAGACCGATGTATGTACCGGGGTACTCGGCCATTTCTTGGCGAGACTTTTCATTGATACCTTTGATGTGTTTAATAAGATCAGTCATAATATATCCTCTCATCTCCATTTTATAGATATATTATACCATAATTCTTCTCATTTGTAAACAATAAAATGAGCTAACTGCTCACTTTTTTCATTCCACAAACATGTACCTTCTAAGGTACGCATCCCACAAATACGTTCCTTCATGTACGTACTCGGTCTCTCGTTTATTATTAATGAAGATGTAGACAATGTCTGGGTAGTTTCTCCATGTTTCTAACTTAGCTGTTTGACAACGCGCTAGAACGTATGGTACAAATTCTTCTTTCTGTGTAACTTTAATTTCTACACTGTCACCTTGTGGATCAATCAGATCTTTGTATGGACGCTCATCATCCATCCATCCGGTTTCAATCAGGTATTGTTCTGGCGCATGACCATACAAACATGTTTCGTAGATTTCATTAAGAGTTCTACTACGAGCTGTTGATGGCTTACTATGAATTGCTTTTGCCTCAGCCATGGCACGTTCTTTCCATTCAGATTTATCCTGAATGTCGGCAACGTCAAAGGTCATGTCCATGTTAAAGACATCAGATGTTTTTGTAAACGTATTCGAGTGCACGATCGGCCTCCTTATCAAGTGGACGGTTCTTATACCAATTACCATTATCTTCATCGAATTGGCGACATAATATAGAAATTTCAGAGGCAGTAATAGGATACTTTCTTCGTACAGCATTACCACCAACAGCAATCATAATAGAATACATCTTAGCATACCAGCCAGTATTACTAATGGTTTGATATTCGGCTGCTATTCGTTTTGGCCAGAATGGACAATCGTGATATGACGACCATTCAAAGTTTGCATCAAGCTTATCTTTACGGTATTGAGTTATTTCATTTTGTAATGCTTCAGGTAGACGATCAAAGAAATTATCTAGGTTTGGCTTAAGTGGAACAGGATGTTTTGCAATCAATCGATCGACATCAATATCGATACCGTCATTATGGCTAAAGATAAAGTTGTTAGCACCAGCATAAGAACCAGGGATGTAATACATTCGAGACAAGTCTTTAGTTTGTCTGTCTCCAAGATCACCGAGCTCTGTTTGAAGAGCAAACCAGAACTGTCTGATTTTTTCTTTTTGTACAGGCTTGTTAAGTGGGAAAACAAGGCGGAACTTCGGTCGATCGCTCGTAGAGCTGGCAGTGCTATAGCACACAAAGCGATAGGCAGAAAAGCGTTTAACAAGTTCATCTTTTAGATCTCCTTCAGGTACGTAATCATCAACATCGACTGCGCACCAACCAGCCCATTCAATTACATTATCATTCTTACGTGTAGTGTCTTTCTCATAGATAGCAGGTGACATAAGCATAGCTTTGTCTTTACTAGCAAATGGCTTATTTGACAAATCATATAGAACAGATTCAAACGCATCGAAGTCAGGTGCATCGATACGCTTGTTTGTTTTGTTGTCAAATATATTTTTAAACAGCGTCAGTGATATAGCCATGATTCTCACTATGATCTGGACCGGTCCATCCATCTGGCTTAATTAGATCTGGTAGCCCTAGTGGATTCGGTCTTGTTTCTTTAACACCCGGTTCTTTTGCCATATTGGCGGTGTGTACCGAGTCCCAAGCTTTATAAGCATCTACGCCAAAAGAGTCTAGTGTACCGATGGCCACAACACATAAGTCAATAAGAGCATCCACAATTTCTTCTGGATTTCTTTCAGTCATTGCTATGTCCATCTCACTAAGTTCTTCATACAAGAAACGCATCCTGAATTGTAAGAACTCTTGAAGCTTTTCGCTGTTGCCTTCTTTGATTTGATTGTCAACCCAATCATGTACACCAAACTTGCGGTGCATGTCTTCAATATCTTTTACCCAATTACTACTCATACTTTACTCCATCATTTAGTATATTATACACCATTTTCACTGCAATGTACATACTTAATATCACAATAACCACATATTCCTGGGACTTTTATATAAACCTTAGGGTGATCATTATCTTGGCCCATACACGATACTGTATCTTTATCAGTGTATATGACTACTTCTTTAGCTCGACTTACTCCATGATCTGGTTTAATCATCTGCCGGTTTCCATGGAAGATTTACAAAAACTTCTCGTATCCATTCATCATATATTTTTTTAGCAAGATCAGGATCCATATTGTAATGTTTCAATAGCTCAGCTTCAGGATCTGAATTAGTATAGTTATCTGGCCTGTTACGCTGAGCATCATTCATGAACTTTCTATATTCTTCAGTTAGATATGCCATTATCCGACAAACGCCTTTTCTTGCAAGAACGTACCTGCACTTTTCTTATTGCCTTCATTAAATCCTATGTCAATAAATCGTTTTTTCATATCATTATTAAAATCCATATTGCCACATACCATTATTTTATCTGAGTCTGGACGAATAAACTTCCAAAAAACATCGTTATCTATGTGATCAGTAATTCTACCAGAAAGTACTCTTAGCGCTGGTTCGTCTTGTGTTACTGTTGGATAGTAACTAAAATATCCGTCTAGTGTTAACAAAAACTTATGATAAGATTTAAGCTCAGCTCTTGTTCTTACTGACCAAGCTAAGTTGACTGTATCAAATCTTTCAAATGTCTCAGGATCTCGTAACAAGCTTATAAACGGAGCAATCCCGGTGCCGGTGGCAAACATCCATAAGTTACCACCTAGTTCTATATTAGCCAGTGTAAGTGTACCAGAAGTGCGCTCACCCATTTCAATATCATCACCAACTTTAATATGTTGTAGTTCTTTTGTCAAAGCACCATCAGGTACCTTTATGCTATAGAACTCAAGATATTCGTCATAAGGACCTGACGTTAAACTATACGCTCTTTTAGGTGTTCCTTCTAAGTTAATCATTACAAATTCGCCGGCTGAAAATCTAAACGAAGCCGGTCTATCTGTACGAATACGAAAAAGAGTATTAGTGTAGTGTTCTACTTCTGTAACTTTTAATATCATCCAAAGAACTCATCTAAACTTGCTCTTGGTTCAGGCGACCAACCAATAGCATCAAGGATTAATTTAAGTGGCTCAACATATGTTTTTTCAAACTGCCGATCGTAATCTATATAGGGTGTCAGTTTAAACTCTTCTGGAATAACTTCAGGGAATGCCATAACGTTTTCATGTATCGGATTAGGCATTTTGAGATAACAAAACTTGATACGTGTGCCGTTAGTAACCAGCTCATACTTTTTTGTTAGCTTGTTTTCTTTTATATATTTGTTGAAGAGTAACGACCCACGCACATGGATCGGACAACTCTTTTTGTATACCGTTTTGCGATCTGACCAGTCTGTGATGTTGCTGACCGACCGCGGAAAGGCGATCTTCTCTGGCGGTAGACTTTTGAACTCAGCCTTGAAGTCTCGGATATATGCTTGTGCTTCGGCTTCTCCGCCTGAGACAAGGATCTTGAATATCTCCTTGAACTTATCCCGACAAACCTCAGGCGTCGACGACTTGATAGCCTCGATACCCATGATTTTGAGTTTTGGTTCCGCATATTGAACACCTTCACTATTGTGCACGTTAAGTATGTATCGCTTTTTAGCAGTCCATATGCCACGATCAGCAATAACTTCTCTACCCATTTCCATACGAGGTTTATGGCACTTCATATTGTTGTATAGCTTTTCATACGATTTAGCAATAACTGGTTCAATCTTGTCTTTGCAGACCAGATCAAGAAATTTGACTGGATCTTTAGGTGTAAACTTTTCGATCATACTGCCAAAATTAACATAAAGGCTATCGGTATCAATAGCGATAACATAATCAACATCATTGGTTTCCATTATCTTGTTCATATATTCGTTGACTGTACGTTCAGCCCATTGAATTGCTAACTGGCCAGTAAGTGTGACGCCCTCGGCAAGGCGAAGGTCGAAGTATTTGAAGTATTGATTGCCGAGAGCGCCATACAAAGAGTTCATCAGGATCTTAATAGCCATTTGCTGATTATTAAGTTTGTTGATCTCTTTTTCCAGAGCGACTGTCTTTTCTTTTTGATAAGAACTTTCAGCCATAAGCATTTGTTTCTTGATCGATTTACGATCAGAATAGTAGTCAATAATAATATTTGGAATTACACCATCAACGTCTTTACGATATGTGCTACCGTTAGCCGCAAGACAATGTTCACCGTTATATGGAGATGCATCCATATAATAGTCAACACCACTTGTCTCGCCAGCAGATACTAGAGTTTCAGGACTCATATTCCACTGGACAATAATGTTTGGATATAGCGAGTTCAGATCGAACGATACTACCCAGTCATGCGCGCCGACATGTGGTTCTTTAACATAACCACCAGCAAACTTAGCTTTGATAGAATCACCAGCAAAGACTGGAGATGCGCGCTTTTCAGATAATAGCTTACGATAGATAATAGATTCCCATATCGAAGTAACACCAAACGTTTCAGAATAGTTGACACCACCACGATAAGCCATAGTCATAGCCAACGTAATCAATCCCATCTTTTCTTCGATGCGATCAACCAGTTCAACGTCTTTCATATTATAATCAATGTACTTTTGAAAGTCTTGTTTGTACAGATTCTTTAGGTTACCAGCTTCTTCAAACGAAAGCTTACGTTCACCAAGTACAACATAGGCAATATGGTTCAATGCGTATGATTCTTGTGCGCCATACGAATAACCAAACTTCTGGAATAGCTCAAGATAATCTAGTTGCTCAATACCTTTAATATCGTATGCGACTTGTTGTTTACCACGGCGAGTGATCTCACGATGGTCAACCATACGCCACGGCGAGAATGCTTTGCATGCGTCGATTGATAATACTTTTGCTGTACGATTAATTAGATATGGAACATCAAAGAAACGAATATTCCAACCAGTGATCACGTCTGGAGTCTTATCTTCGTCAGACCAGAACTCTATGAATTTAGTAAGGAGACTGGCTTCATCGCGACAACGATAATAGCGAACGGGTTGGATGAGAGAATTCTCAGTATTAAAATCGCCATAACCCCAGACATGATATAGTTTCGATTTACTTGACTTGTAAGTAATCGAAAGAATTCTTTGAGATGCTTCAGCTGGTTCAGGAAAGCCATCTTCATATTCTGTTTCAATATCGAATGTACCAACATCAATGAATTCACGACGAAACTCTATGTCACGTGGAAAGCGTTGTGTGATATATTGTTGTAGATATTTGTGGTTGCCAAAGATCTTACGACCTGCAACATCCCTATTAGAGTCAAGCCAGTTCTTAGCCTCGCGCATATTATCCATTTCAATAGGCGCAATCTGCCGACCATCAAGTGATCGCCATTCGCTATGTGCTTTGCTTTCTGTATAGAATACTGGCTTAAAATCAGTATCACGCTTATAGATGCGCTTACCGTGAGCGTTATAGCCACGGTATAAAATAGTATTGCCATAACGGCAGACATTAGTATAAAAAGACATATTACCTCCAACCTTCAGAGATAATTATATCACGTTATAACCGGTTTGTAAACAAAAAAGTGAGCTATACCGCAAATGATTCGCCACAGCCGCAACTTGCAGTTGCATTAGGATTCACCACTGTTAGGTAACTTCCACCTAGTTCGTTTTTGTAATCTATAGTGCATCCTGCTACAAACATTTCTGCCATCGGATCTAGCACTAGTGCATCAGCATATGGCTCGCTCCAGTTTACATCTGGCCAGTTGTTTTTAAAGTCCCACACATAAGTAAAGCCGGAACAACCACCACCCTTCACACCAAGTGTAACGTAGTCACCGTTCCTGACTTTATCCAGATATTGCTTTGCTTCATCAGTAATACTAATCACGGACTAGTTGCATCCTATCTACTAGACGTTGCGCGCGGTTGGTAACCTGTTTGTACCAATTTGAGTCTACCATCTCCATTGCAGCCTGATGCCAGTCTCGAGCATCTACTCCACGCTTCATACCTTTGAACTTAGATAATCGTGGTCGGCCCATATTAAACATCATGTTCGCAATGATCAATTGGACTTCTTCGGGCAGTGTTTCGAAATCTGGGTATAGCGTAACGCAGTCTTTGAGCACCACGTCGACGTCGCTAGCGAACGCTTCGACGACTCTATCTTCTGAGACAGGAGTTCCAACTTCTTGCCCGTGCTCCATATCGCTATCGAGAACAAGATGACCAATGCCGAAAGTAGGGAGGCCAAGATGATCCAAGTAGATCTCATATTTAACTCCTTCGTCGACTTTTAATTCTTCTCGTAATTTATCAATATTCATATTCAATTCCTTCTTGTAAACGAATCAGGTATATCTTTATCATTTTCACAGTCGCAGGTATAACAAACATCGTTAACGCAGTCTGGGCATTCTTTACCGCAATGACAATTGTGTCCACACTTATTACACATACCATTCCTCCTATGTTGAAAGGGAACAGCGCAAGCCGTTCCCCTTTATTTATATTTGTGCTTTCTTCTTTGAAAGATACTGACGAATTCGCTTAACTGTATGTGGATTCATTAATATCTTGTCCCGTAACCTTGAACTTCGGCATTAAGCCTACGCTCAAGTTCTGAAAGAGTATATTGGTACTCACGGTACTTAAGTGGTTGTTTAGCTGGTTGAAGTTCAACCTTTAATAATTTCTTTACAAGATTAAACATTTTTGCTAAACCTTTCCATTGCCCGCTGATTTAACTCAGCCAACAGGCTGTAGTACGTATGCTCAGGATATTCAACTAACAACACTCGAGCAATTTGCTCGTTTGCTGCAATTTGTCGGGACAGCTGCATGGATTTGCCAACTGATAAGAAGAAACTGGCAATTGCCTCTAATGGATTAGGCAGATTCCAGCTTTGCACTTTCATTACTATTGATGTCATTTGATAGTTCCTCGTTTTTCGTGATTGAAATTTTACGAGGCTGCTTCTCTTTTGGAAGGACGACTTCTAAGCCGACAGTCAAAATTCCGTCCGTAAGATCTGCTCCGTTGACTTCTGTGTATTCAGACAGTCTAAATGACTTTACCCAGTTTCGAGCACTAATACCTTTGTGAACATACTTGTTTTGATCTCGTCTTGCAGGACGATCTCCCTTGATAGTAAGGATATGATCCTTGACTTCAATATCAATATGTTCTTGTTTGAATCCAGCCACAGCCATTTCAAGAGTGTATTGCATCTCTTCTTCTTTGACTACATTATGTGGTGGATAGGTATCCTTCGAATGCAAGTGGATATTTTCCAGTTGATCGAAGATGTGGTCGAAACCCAAAAAGGCGTTTCGCGGGTACGCGAATGATCCAGTCATATGTTCCTCCTATTGACTAGCAAGGTTTGTGTAGGACCCTTTACGGCGCCCTATAGTATATATACGCTTATCCTAATTTTTCATATAATTCATGCTGGTATTTAGCATGAATAAACACGTCATCTTTAAAAGTTTCAACTAAGAAAGCGTATAGTTTATTATGCAAATTTATATCAAGATCACGAAGTTTTTTCTCGTGAAACTCCATATAAATCTTGTTGAACCAAGACGTGTTAAGAATATCATCAGAGATCATCTTTTCTAAGATCTCATATTCAGCACCTTCTACGTCAACGTACATAATA